ATAATGAATGGAGTATTGGTAGAGGTATTGATCCAATGAGAGCCCGGAACATATCCTTTTGAACTGTCATCTGTTACCGTAGGATTAGTGATCGCAGTGATATTGTTCTTGCCACCGATACCACCATTGGATGCAGGAAGTATTCCAATTACCGCATACGAGAGATCAATCTTTTGTCCATTACCTGTACTTCCATCATGCGTATGGCCTTGAGTACCAGAAAAAGCAAGTTGTAGTCTATTGAATTCTGCATTTAATGGTTCTGCGGATACATCTTCACCGGCCAGAATGTCAGCAGTAGATTGACGAATATAACCAGCCATATTAACGTTTTCCTTCTGGCTTAATTTCTACGATAAATCCCTGAAGTGAGAACGGATCAAACTTGCCCAGAGATACATAATTTAGTCGCATGGAGAATCCTGTACCTTGAACATCTGTCTCTGTATAAGGTTTGGCACCACTGTTGTACTTAATATTTGGATTGTCGTATGTGATGCTCGGAGAGTTATACACAATGGGAGCCAGATCGATACTAGAATCATATGCGTCAGGCTTTGATGTATCTGGATTGCCCCAATCATATTTGACTGAGAAATTACAGACCATTGGACCTTCTACTCGAATATGTGTATTGATCTTCAGGAATGTTTTGCGCGTCTCTGTTTCACCAAAATCCAAATACGGGGTGGTATAAATACTAAGGATATCCTCCCCATTAAAGTCATTTCCCATTTCTTGCCTATAGATATTCCCATCGTAATCTCCATGAAGTACAAACTCTTCACGATTGATATATTCTGACATTACGCATGAAGCTCGAATACCCAGAAGCTCACCGAACTCCCAACTGATATTACCTTGATTGAGCCTGAGACCTCCAATGATACCCTTTGAAGAAGTAACCGGAAGAGAGTCGTCACCATAAAAGAACCGGACCTGAGACTTACCTCGTACCACCAGAGCATTTACCGTATCTAGATTGTAGTCTCTGTTGTACTGTAGAAGCCTCTGCTGAATGGTCTTGCTGATTGTCTCTAGTTCTACGTCACCAATTCTGGAAGTACCTGCCACGGGGCGGAAACCATCTGGTGATAGGAACACTAAGTCACCACCGATCTCAACCACACTGTCTCTAGCAATACAACCTACGTTGGCCGTCACGTTCTGAAGACTAAAGTTTGGTTCGTTATTTAAAGTGGTTACAGAAATCTTCTTGATATTGTTCTCACCAAATACGAAGAGGTTCTCTCGGAATGGTTTAATCTGTACGACTTCGAACCCAGCGACAATCTGACCACCACCACTGGCTACATTCCACTGTAGAGGGTCATTAGGAGCACTGTGAGCAATGACGCCTAGAGCCGTATAGTCTGACCCCAGAAACACATGATTCTCAAAGACCTCTACAATGGTTGGTTGATTTACGATCTGATCTCCACCGGCTTCCGTACTTCCTTGTACTGTGCTTGGACTGGTCTTTAGAGTGATCCACTTAGTACCATCAAAGTGTAATGCAGGATTAACCCCATCAACGAATACGATACGATTACCCAAACCAAAGTTGAACTTAGCGGCCCGAATCTTATAGACATTCCTGAAGTCTTTTGTGTATAGTCTGGTTGTAGGCAGTGTGTACTTGACCCATCCGATACCAAACTGATAGTTGTAAAAGGAATAACTATTGGCTCCTGCATCCTTCCGAGCGGCGATGATCGAATATGCCTGTGTCTGTGAATTCTTGAAGCTGAAGATACCGAGTACCTTGCCTTCACCCGGAACTGTTGGATAATTAGAATCGAAGTACTTATAACCATTGATGCGCCGATAACCACCATACAGAGAAGGCTCGAAGTTGATCAAGCGAGTTGCAGAACCCGGAGCATTGTCGCTCAAGTCCAGTGAATTCTCGTTGCTGTTCAAACCTCCTTGGCATACGACCTTTAGGGCTGTAATCTTATCGGCCATTTAAATTCCTTTGATTTCAATTAGAAGAAGAATGTAGATCGATATTGACCACCGCCATGATTTACTCTGGTATCTCTCAGAGCCTTGTAGTTATTCAACAGTAGGCTTCGCATTACACTCATATCTTGAGCATGTGACTGACGCATGAGAGAAGCAGCCTCAGCATTGTCATAGAAGTCGTGCATATCGATTGCGGCACCACTGATGATAACATAATCGAATTGACTAGGAATGCTGACCGTATCTGTTGGCTGTACCAAAGGAAGGGGAGTTGCCCAATAATTGAACTTTAATTTGTATGCTGCATTTGGAGATGGACTGACACCGAAACCTGAGCCATGGCTAGGGTATACAAAATCCGGAGTATTTCTGCCTAGAGTACCCGCCGTATCGTCATCGTTTCGAGAAGTCTCATAGTAATTCTGTCGATCAATAAACCTGAGGGATCGATACCCAATATTGTTAACCGTATCTGCTTGGATTTGAAAAGATTCCCACTCTGGACGCATCATATCTGAAGGCCAAGAATATTGCTCCTGACCCGGAACCAATGTAATCTCTTTCTGTACAGCGTTGAAAGGCCAGTTCCAAGCTTGTTGATTGATTCGGTTCACG